CTAATTGCACTGCCATTCAAAGTTCTCTACTTTCGATTGCATCTCGGGACGGTACTCATAATGCCACCATTCTGAGTAAATCGACTTAAAATTGAACTTATCGAGTGTTTCTTTTAGCAGTTTACGGTTCTCAAGTACTTCTTTAGAGTGCTTGGTATAGGTGTGATGCGCTTCTTTTCCAAAGAAATCAAAAGGCGTACCCATATTGAGTTCCTTGCCTTGTGCATCTACCAATGTAAGGTCTACGGCTGCCCCTCTGTTGTGCTTAGACCCTTTAGCGGGATTGGCTACATAGTGAGTGCCGGGCAGTATCTTCCACATTTTCTTTTGAACGCTGAGCGGTCGGTAGCAATCAAACAGCTTAATGCGGTATCCTAGCTGTTTAAAAGCCTCATTAGCCTTCACTAAGGCTTCAGCTGTACTTTTGCGCAAGTAGCACTCGCCACAATCGTATACCGCCTGCTTTAGAAAGTTGTCGGGCGTAGCGTATTTTAACTCGTACACAAAGTCGGGTGAGAGGTCTTTCAAACGTACAAAATCAGATTGCTGTCCCCATACCACAAAGCTCAATAGCGCAGACAAAAATGTTATAATTAATTTCATTGCGTCCTAAATTTGTGGCAAATATACTATTTTTTTATTTTCTGTAGTACTATTTTTGCAAAAATCTTACCTTTGCAGTTCTGTAAAAACTATTAAATGGAAGGTAACACTACACACTCCAAAAAAGCCCTTTAAACCTTTGTAAATAAATAACTTACAAAAAAAGCCCGTTAAAACGAAATGTACAGGATACCGTAATTTACCGTATATATACCGTAATTAAAAAAGCCCTTTTTTAGCCTTAAAATACCGCATACCGTAATTACCCCTCTATACCCCCCAAAAAAAAGCCCTAAACCCTAATAAATACGCCCTTTTTGGGCGTTTTTTTGTGCTTTATAGCTACTGCAAAAGCCACCTCCAGAGGGGTAGGAAAGAACCCAAAAAGGTACCCACCCAGCAAAGCCTAAAAACACCTCTTTAAAAAGTTGGGTATTCAGTTGGGTACGCAGTTGGGTATGCAATTGCGTATATTTTAGCGCACGAGTTCAAGGGGCAAATTACACAATTTTGGGCATTTTGAAAGAATATGTTACCGAGTTGGCGGTATATTGCATTTGGTTATATATCGTAAATTATTGATTTACAAGACATTCACATTGTTACCCCTTAAAAAGTGCCTTTTCTCCCCCTATATATTACGTACTTTCTATCCCTTTGTACCTATAAAATTTCTGTTTTCACTTCCTCTAATTGTTCTACACGTTGTTTTAAGAACTGTACATCAGCTTCTAAATCTGCTATCTTTTGATACTCTGGAACTGGGTCGAGGAAGTCAAAAGAAAGGTGCATTTTGCACTCCCATATCTCTTTCACATCTTTTAACCTCACGTTAATATGAGGAAAAACGCGATTATCAGACTTACAATATAGGCTTCCATACTTCTCTATCCTATTAAGTACGCGCTTTACTATTACCCCCTCTGTACTAACTACTACATATATCCTATTGTCTGATATATGCTCCCAGTCCTCTACAAATTGCCCTACTACATAGCTACCGCTCTGTAAGGTAGGGTACATTGATAGCCCCTCTACCTGAAATATACGAAAAGTACCATTCCTCATACCAGGCAGGTTATACATTGGGAGTTCCTTTATATATTGAGGGTCATCATACCCTTGAAGGTAGCCCGCTTGTGCCATTACAGGTACCAGAGGGATACGCTCTTCCTCTACATCTTCGTCTTTTAGTACGATTACTTTAGGCATTAGACTGCGCCCCTCTACTTTTATAGGCGCAATAACCTCTACACGAGGTGTCTTTATTACTTCCGTAGCCCCTTCACTTTTAAGCATTTCGCCATTTCCAGTGAGCAACCATTCGGAGCTTATCTCTGGATATTTAGCAATTATTTTTGCTAAGACATCCGAACTCAAAGCTTTTTCCTTTGCTTTACCTTTGAAATTTCCATAGGTAATACCTAAGTCTTCAAAAAATTTTTCTCTTGTAATACCCTTATTTTCAGATATATACAATACTCTCTCTTTAATGTTGGAAAAAATAGTTGCCATAAAACTTGTATATTAGAAAAAATAGTTGCTATCTTTGCGCCAGAATTGGAACAATAAGTAACAATGGACAAAAGTAAGAAAAAAAAGTATAACAAGTACAATGCAAGCGTAATAAATGCATTAATTGAGAAACACGGTTTCTCTGGGCGATACATTCGTCAGTGTGTAAGCGGCGAGCGTACAAGCCTCTCAGCCGACAAAATCAGAAAGGACTACCAGAGTATGGTCGCCCCCTCTGAAAATAAAGTAAAAGAATTTTTAAATGATTAAGCTATGAAAGTAGGAAACAAAGTAAGAGTATCACCTTTTATCACCACAGACCCTTACGGTAAAAAAGGAAAAGTAGGTAAATTAACCGATATACACACCTATGAAGATTATACGTTAGGCATTGTAACCTTTGCCGATGATGATAGTGTAGGGGTGTATGATATAGAATGTTTAGAACCCATAAATGAATAATACAATGACACCCACAATCATCGAAAAGTTACAAGCTATCCATAAAGAGCTTAACGCCATAGGGCACTACAATACCTATCTAATCATAGAAAGTGTGCCTCACAATAGTATTACAATGGATTGCTATACTGAAAAAGTCAAAACAACAGAAGAGGAAAGAGAGTCCCTCTCCGAACTGATAGGCTATATTGCCCCTTATTTTCGGAGAAGGCTCCAAAGGCTTAAAGAGAAGTAGGTACTATGCCTTTCTCTTTGAGCAAAGCTAAAATATCTTTATAGCTTTCTCTGCAACGCAAAGGGTGAAAGAGCATCTCATCCTCCTGTAAGTTCAGATAAACATCCGCACCACAACCTTTGTGAACAGACCTTTCTACAGCTACAATATGCTGTAAATTTACGAGAATAGGGTCAAAAGTAGGGTCATCATTTACTGATACCTTTACCCTATGCAATTCAATAAAATGTTCCATACAATAATTATTTTTTAGTTTGAAGCTACAAAAGTAGCAATTTTTCCCAAGGTTGGTACGACCAACGGCGAGAAAGTTTGCAGCGGTTCATAGCCGCCTTGGGAAGCATTTAAAAACCTTTTAAACCCTATTTAAAATGAAAGTAAAAACCATTTATCATATAAATGAGGACTTCCTCATCATCGGCAGAGAAATACGCACTACCTTCTTAGGTGTCGTCGTAAAAAGAGAAAAAATAGAGTACCACAAGCCAGTGAAGTACCACTAATAACACTACATCACGTTTTTTATATTTTGATTTTATTGTTGTTTTTCCCCAAGTCAGTACGACTGTCAGCAACCGCTGGTGAAGCAAAATCACCTTGGGGAGCAATTAAAAACTAAAAAAATATGCCATACCTCTGGTTACATAATAGAGTCGCCGTCGAAGCCGAAGAGTTAGTACCCCACTATTGGAACGTACTAAAATCTCTGCAAAGCGAGCTGGCGCGCCATAAAGACAAACCTTACGGCGTGAAAAAACTCCAATCGGGTGGCAATGGGCGCAAGCTCCTTATCGACTACGATACCCTGCCTACCGACATACAGCAGGCCCTCGGTGATCCTCGCAAAGAAGGACACCTCCTTGAGCGTTACTATGCCGTGAAAGACGAAACTATCCGCTTTTATGCGGGTTGGAAACGCCAGGGCAAACCTCTCACCGATGAGGAGATAGACCGCTATGTTATCAATGCTACTACCTTACAGGCTCTCGTAACCCTTGAGAGTGAACGCCTTGCCGTACGCCAGTCGTTACACAAAAAAAGCCCCTCCAAAGGGCTCGCCCAAAGCCTCCTTACTGATGCTTTGAGTTTTAACGAAACCCTGCCACCCAGCCGTAAGCACTCCCTACCCGAAAGCCTACGCCATTTCAAAAACGCCCTCAAAGCCTTTAAAAACGACGGGCTGCTTTCAGTGATTAAAGACCCCTACGGCAAGGGCAAGCAAAACGCCCGCAAGGTAGATGAGCGCGTAATAGAAGTCCTCAAAGGCTTATTTGTAGGGCAAGAGTACAAACCTACCCCTACCGATATAGCCCGCCAATACGACTCCTTCCTTAGCGGATATATAGAAGTCTTTAATAAAGAAACTGGCGAGCTGTACGCCCCCGAAGAGTTCCCCGCCCTTAGCGAAAGCACCATCAAAGCCTACCTATCGGCTTGGGAAACTAAAATCGCCACCTACAGCCTCCGCTCTGGCAACCGACAAGCCTTTATGGGGCAATTTATCCCCTACGCCCAAACCGAGTTACCTACCAAAGCAGGCTCGCTCCTCTCTATTGACGACCGCCAACCGCCGTTTTGGTATGACAAAGGCAAACGCCTTTGGTTTTATATCGGCATAGATGTCGCCAGCCGTTGTATGACAGCCTTTGTCTACGGCAAAACCAAAGAAGGCATCATCTTAGAGTTCTACCGACAGCTGGTGCGCAACTATCACCAATGGGGCTTAAAACTCCCCTTTGAGTTGGAGTGCGAAAGCTCCCTCAACAGCAGTTTTTTAAACACTTTCCTACGTGAGGGCTATATGTTCCAAAAGGTACGGGTTGAGGCAAACAATGCCCGCGGTAAGTACATAGAACGTATGTTTGGAAAGATGCGTAACAATAAAGAAAAATACGCAGAGGGTTGGATTGCACGCCCCTTTGCTAAGAGCGAAGCCAACCAAGCGGGCAAAGGAGTTACTAAAATTATCCCTTACAACGAACTGGTGCAAGCACGCCTTGCCGATATAGAAGATTGGAACAACGAACCTCACGATGAGCACCCCGAAGTAAGCCGTTGGGAGTACTTCCTAAACAACCAACTCGAAACCCTACCAGAAACCAACTACCGCGCTATCCTGCCCCATATAGGCTACAGCGTTAAAACAAGTTGCAAACAAGGCTACATCAGCCTAAATCGCCAAAAAATGGCAATCGCCGAAGATAGCACCATACTCACTGGCGAACCCCTTATTGAGAAAATGAAACAAATAGAAGGCAAAGAGATAGAAGTTTATTGGCTCGACAGCAACGAAGGCGACCTTATCAAAGCCATAGCCTACTGTGGTGGTCGCTATATATGCGAAGTGCAACCAATGCCAAAATTCCAACGCGCACGTGCCGAGCAAACTGAAGCCGATATGGTAGCCAAAGCCCTACAAGATGCCTACACAATGACTATCGTACGCTTTGTACAACACCATAGCAAGCAAATAGCCGAAGTAGGCATCATCAACCGCGCACCCGCACGCCAACGTGCTTTCGTTATCCCAAGCCTCAAACGATACGAAGCCACCAACACCTCAGAAGTCGAAATACTCACCGATTACGACTCCTTAGACGAAGACGACAAACAAATATTGTATAACCCCAGTACCGGTACCGAGTACACCCAATCTTGGAGAAACAAATACGCTATATAATGAAAATAGAAGCCCAATTCAAACAAAAAGTACGCGAAGCTATCCTTGCGGACCGCGAAAACTACGGAGGCTCCGACACCGCCTACGCTAAACGCCTTAAACTAAGTGCAGCCATTTATTCACAAATCAAAAACGGCAAAATAGATAAAGTACTATCCGATACCCAATGGCTTGTAATAGCCCACCAACTTGGCGTACAAGTGAACGACAACGGCTGGAAAGTAGCCCGCACACAAGTCTACACCGAAATTGAAGACAACTTGCTATACTGCAAAACTTATAGTAAATCAATGATACTGGTAGACGACTGCGGTATAGGCAAAACCTTCTGCGCACGCCACATTGTAAAGCAACAGAAAAACGCCTTTTATATAGACTGCTCACAAGCCAAAACCAAACAACAATTCATTCGCCTGCTTGCCAAAACCATAGGCGTGGACGACACAGGGCGTTATGTCGATGTAAAAGCCGCTATCAAAATGTGCCTCCTCTACTTAGAGCAACCCTTAGTCGTATTAGACGAAGCCGGCGACCTCGATTACAACGCCTTCCTTGAACTCAAAGAACTGTGGAACGCTACCCAAGGCGAATGCGCTTGGTATATGATGGGAGCCGACGGGCTACGCGCCAAGATAGAAAGCGGTATTGCCCACAAAAAAGTAGGATACGCCGAAATATTCGACCGATTTTTTGACATCACCACTATTGTACCCCAAGGCACCGACGACCGCAAAGCCTTCTACATACAGCTACTAGGCGATGTAGCCACCGTAAATGCCAAACAGCAAAGCGATGTAGATAAATTAGTACGCAAATGCCTCAACCCAAGCGGTAAGAAAGATGCTACCGCCTCTGATATGAAACGACTCAGATATTTAGAAAACCTCATAAAACTAAGCTAAAACAATGGCAAGAATAAAAGCAATATACGGCAAACAACTACTCGAAAAAACCTATAAAACTTTTCCTTTTGAAGGCGAATGGGCACGCGCTCTGGGCAACCCCGAAGTAGCAGGCTTTTGGCTCGTATACGGACGTGAAAAACAAGGAAAAACTTGGTTCTCTCTTCTCCTTGCTGAGTATCTAAGCAACTACGAAACTACCCTATACGTTAGTGCCGAACAAGGCACAGGAAAAACATTCCAAGACGCCTATACACGCGCAGGACTCAACCCCAGCAACCGCCAACTTAAGATGATACCTTACACCGAGCTCACCGAAATAGAAAACGCACTCGGAAAACAGCGAAGCCCCAAAGTAGTCATCATTGATAACACTACCGTTTACAAAGAAGAGTTCACAGCCCCCAAGTTCCGCCAATGGATGCGCAAATACAAAAACACCCTCTTTGTCATCATCTCACACGAAGAGAAAGGCGAACCCGACTTGGCTGTAGGTCGCCTCTGTAAGAAACTCGCCGAAATCGTTATCCGAGTCGAAGGACTCGCCTGCCACGTGTCAGGGCGTTGCCCTGGCGGTACCCTCGTTATCAACGAAGAGAAAGCACAACTCTATTACGACACCAATATCACCCCTAATACCTAATACAATGAGCACTCTAAAAACAATACCCCAGCAAATCACCTATCGCCATGCCCTCGCTCGCCAATTAGGGCTCACCTACCTGCAGTACGAAAACCTCCGCTATGAGTTCTACAACGAATGGTGCACCAACCTATGCAACACCGCCATAGGTAGAGGGCTGCATTTAAAAACCCTCATAACCCACGACACCCTACTCAATTGGTATGACGATCAGTGGTACAGCGAAGTGGAGAAAACCATCGAACGCCTCTACGGCAACGACATTACCCTATTCAATGCCGACGACGTCCTCCTGCTCATCACCATTTATGCCGAGAACATTTTGCAATATTACCCCAGTGTACTCCTAAAGAAAATAACCGCTCGTGCGGCTCGCACCGAACACTAAGCGAACGCTAAGCGAAGACAAACCGAACACAAGATGAGAATAGAACCTAACGAAATCAGCGATTACGACTACATTAACCGCAAGCTCAGAGAGCACGCACAAGAGCTGCTCAATAAAGCCAAAAAGCAAAAACGCCCCATTCGCTATCTACCCCAAGGCATTAGCGGCGATAACGTAACTTGGTGGGCAGACCTCAAGAAATACGGCAAACTAATAACAAAATAACTATGAATAGTAGATTTTTAGCATACACCGAAGCCCTATCGCTCGACACTTTTTTACAAATACTCACTTTCGAGCAACGACTACAGACCTGCCAATACCGCGCAGGGCACACCGATAAAGTACCAGCCTTAGTGCAGAGGATACAAGACTGGTGCAAGCAGCACCACTGGCAACCCCCCGCCTTTCGCTACGAGGCCAACAGCTTAGAACTCCTATGGCAAGACAGCACCACCCAATGGCTACCCTTAGCCGTACACCCCCTATACCAAGCCGAAGTAACAGGATATTAACAAATAACAATTATCAATTATGACAGTAGATTTAACACACCTCACAGCCGACGAACTCAAAGCAGAATTACAACGCCGCGAGCAAGTCCAAAACGAAAACCGACAAGCCTACAAAGCCCTCGTCAATGAAAGCATACCACAAATCATTGGCAAGCTGCAAACCTATTCAGAGCAAATGGCAGAAGTAAAGCTACATACCTTTGAAGCCCTCAAAATTCTCTTAGATACGAAAAACGAAGTCTACGAGGTCAAGGGCGACCAACAAAGCCACACCTTCACCGATGAGCACGGCAACACCATCACCTACGGCTTCCGCGTCATCGACAATTGGGACGACACCGTAAACGCAGGCATCGAAAAAGTCCGCGACTTTATAGCTTCACTTGCCAAAGACGACAATAGTGCCCGACTTGTGAATGTTATCAACCGCCTATTAAAAAAAGATGCAAAAGGAAACCTAAAAGCCTCACGTGTACTTGAACTAACAAAGCTCGCTCAAGAGTTTAATAGCCCCGCCTTTACCGATGCCGTAGGTATCATTGCCCAATCTTATAGACCACAGCGTTCAGCGTTCTATATCGAAGCCAACACCATTGACGAGCAAGGCAAAAAGTGCAATATCCCCCTATCGCTCTCATCGGTAGACTTCCCCCCTGGTACCGATATTAAGCACCTCTTCCCAGTACACGAGAAGTACGAAGAGCAAGCCACTGCATAACACTATTTAGCTATCTCGGTAGCTAAAAAAAGCTCCCGCCCTTAGCATGCCGTTAGTAATAAGAGGACGCTTTTATGAGGCCTCCTAAGGCGAGGAGCTATTTTTAAACAACGTTTAAACACCATTTAAAAATGTATTTTATAACAGAAAAAAACAGTAAAACAGGCAAAAAGTTTCAGAAGATAGCCGACAAATTAGATGTTTGCTTTGAAAATCAAAAAGCATTAGCCAAAAAATATGCTTTTACCTCGTGGAGAGGAGACCGCTGGGTAGTAGCAGGAGGAATATCATCAGTAATTTTCCCCAAAGGTGCTACTATAGACACCAAAGTATGGAAGCAAATCAAAGGGAAAGATGAGTATATGCCCCGATTGAATATAAAGCAAGGAAAAGCCATACAAGCCGACTTTGACCAAGCAATTACCGTTACAAAAGCCGAACTCAACGCCTGCATAGGTTGGGACGAAGGTTTTAGTAAAAGTATAGGATTTGACGGAACTAATGATAAATACTTTGGTTTTATCATTGATGATGATTGGACAGATATTATCATTCCTAACGATTGTACCGAAGTAACAGCAACTAAGTACCGAGAACTTTTTAAATAATAATGTATGACAACCATAATAAAACCCCACCAAATACGCATCCTGCAAAACCTTTTAAGTAAGCGTTTCAGCGACCGAGAAGCCCGCCTACACTTTGTATGCAACTTTATAGGGCGAGAGCTTCCCAGCACTAAAAACTTAACAGAAGATGAGTTTTTCGACCTTGCCGAGCACCTTGGATATCACTTTGAAATGCACGCCTACTTTAATGCCGAAAACAAGCAGCACCTAAAGCTATTAGCCCTATGCCACGAACTCGGCTGGCGCGATACAACCAACCCCAAATACGCCGATATAACACGCCTTGGCAAATGGTTTTGTAGTAGCAAAAACCCCTTCAAAAGTACCCTCCAAAACCTCACCCCCAGTGAAGTCGGCAAAGTGAACAACATCTTTGAAAAAATGCTAACACAGAGATATGAAAGAAGTTAGAAAATTAGCCAATGAGAAAATTAGCAAATTAATAGCCTGTGCAGCTCACACCTGCTCCCACAAGCATAAAGAGCTCCGCACCCTTGCCCACTACTGCACTGTAGAAGTAACCGCCTTATTTTGCAAGGACTGTGGCAAGCAATTAACAAAAGAAGAGTGGAATGTATAACTTTTAAATACAATGAGGAATGAAACTCATAGACCTTTTTAGTGGTATTGGTGGCTTTTCACTCGGCTTTCAACGAGCAGGCTACCATTTTACCGAACACTATTTTAGTGAGATAGACAAAAGCGCAATTGCAAACTATAAAAAAAACTTTCCAAATGCAAAACACATCGGAGATATTACCACTATTCAGCCCGCAGACATTGCAGGAGCAGACATTATCACTTTCGGATCGCCTTGTCAAGATTTCAGCCTTGCTGGAAAACGTACCGGTCTCGCAGGCGCAAAAAGTAGCCTTATCCAATACGCAATTGCCCTCATTACTTGCGCCCAACCAAGTGTATTTATCTGGGAGAACGTTAAAGGAGCTTTCAGCTCCAATGCTGGCGCAGACTTTTGGGCGATTATGCAAGCGTTTGCCAACCTTGGGGATTATACAATCGAATGGCAATTGCTTAATACAAGCTGGGTACTCCCCCAAAATAGAGAGCGGATATACCTTATCGGACATCTTGCAGGACGAAGTGAGCCAGGAGTATTTCCTATCCGAGAAGATGATTGCCTTCCTACAACAAAAACGCAAAGTCAATCACAAGCCCAAATTAGTACCACACTCAAAGCCAATGGCAATATGAATGCAGATGATACTTATATTATACCTAAAAAAGCTGCCACACTAACCGCAGGCGGAAAGTCAGGAGGATTACATAGTGATATGACAGTGATACAACTTAATCCTTCCACTGAGTCTAATGGTAGGCAACCCTACCAACAAAACAGGGTATATGATGAAAGAGGAATATCACCCGCCCTAACAAGAAATAATTCTGATTTTATTATTAAACAACGTCCACGAGGCAAAAACAAAGGTGCTGAACTTACTACTTGCCCTACTATATCGAGCAATGCATTTCAAGAAAATAATTTACTCGGTGGTGTACGACGTCTCACTGAAATAGAATGTGAACGCTTGCAAGGTTTCCCAGATAACTGGACTCAATACGGCAACTACAACGGCAGAAAAAGACGCATTTCAAAGACAAAACGTTACAAGCTAATCGGCAACGCCGTAACCGTGGATATTGTAGAACTAATAGCAAAACGATTAAATTTTATATTACTATGAAAATCTCCCTTACCTTATCACGAGGCCAAGCCGAAGTCCTTGCCCGAGTTGCCTTTATTGATAAGCCCATTTTCAACAACAGAGAACAGCGAGTACATTATAGTCTAATGAGAGAAATCACCGTAAAGGCTACTCGCTTTTATATGGGCTTCACAACGCAAAAATACCGAAAGTTTTGGCTTAAGGCTTATGAGGCCGATCTTCTTGAAAAGTTTATTGACCACACTTTAAAAGTGGTAGAATATGGAACCTATGAGCGGCAAACACTTTTTCAAATAATGTATGAAATAGACGAACAATTAGCATAGATATGGAAACAACCTATATTTTTAAATCGAAAAACACTCGAATTGAGTATTTGTTTAAATATGATTTAGAGGGAAACCTAACTACTTTACAGAGTACAGGAGAGCCCCCGACAAACGAACAGTGGCATTGGCTTGTGCGCTACTTTCCCTATAATGAAGAGCGTATTGCTATATTAGCAAGCGACGCCAACCTCCGAAAGTATTTCAGCATTGAGAAGACGCCCGCCTCAGTAACCTTTGAGGACTTTTGGAATGAGTACGGCAAAATCGGCACTAAAGCAGTTGCCAAACGCAAGTTCGACAAGCTCAAGCCCAAAGAGGTTATCCAAGCCTTCATAGGAATTGACAAAGAAAAGTCTAAAAAGAAACTTGACGGTACTGCAATGCCCTACGCCGAGACCTACCTAAACCAAAAACGATGGGAGGTGTGAGCCACACGGGCAACAAGCAATAAAAAACGAGCCAATTAGCACTATTATATTTGCTAATTGGCTCGTTTGCTAATTTGTATATTTACTAATTATATCGTACTTTTGCACTATAAAATCATTCCTTAAAAGCAATGCCTCTAAAAACACCCCATAAAAAGCAGGGTTACCAGCGTAACCAACTCCTCCGATACAAAGCAGTAATGGACGAGTTCAACCGCCACGACTATCGCTATATGCCTATTTCGGTAATATGGCGTGAGTTTATATACCCCAAGTTCTTTATATCACGAGGCACACTCTACAAAATTCTAAGCATTGATGTAGACAATGAGCTACAAGCCTACGCCTAATTAGCTGTGCGGCTCGCACTAACAATTCTGCACTTCACAACTGTAATACACTTCATATTCTTGTACTCCATCATCACGCAGCGTTCTGCTCTGTGAACTTCTAATCAGTGGCGAAACATTAGGTAGCAATGACACTCCGTGCAGCTGCTGATGTATCTTTTCTATAATACCCCATATTGCCCATACCTCTTCTTTTTGTCTCCTTGGGGCCTGCATACTACTATTGCTAAGCCTCATATTAGCTACCGTAATTTTTATCTGTACAGTGCCTATCTGTCGTTGTACAGGCTTCTTGCTCATATCCCTACCAAGGTTAGAGAATTGCACTTGCTGCACATCAATCAGTACGCAAGGGAATTGCACAGGCATATTAGGACTGTAATAGTCTAACTGCCCCCAATTCTCATCTATATATTTAAGCTCAGCAATCTCGCTTATTTTCTGTTGTATTTTCTCTAATAATGCTTTCATTGGTGTATGTTATTTAGTGCTTCTTTTATATTGAAATCTACTATTTCGGTTACCATACGTTTTACCTCAGTATGATTACCTATAAATTGCCGCTTTGGTATTTTTAGTTTGTTGCCTACCTGTTTTAAGGCAAGGGCTTTCCAGTGTTCTGCTTCTACCGAAAAAGCCTTTTGTGCAGCCCCTTTGCGCCCTTTAGCCGCCCCAATAGCTTTGTAATACATTGCCCAAAAATAACGCTTCATTTTAGCTGTTACTTCCACTTCACCGCCATTGTTTTGAATGTCAGCATAAGGCACCGAACTTGTCCAGCGTACAGTAGTACCTTCAATGTTGCTACGGATAGAGCGGCGCAAGGTACCTGTACGCATCATCAGTGAGCCACGCCGATTAGGTATAAGGGTATTAGCCCATTTATCATCAAAGAACGCTTTACGCTCAAAATTGCGGTCAAACGCTTCTGTGAGCTTCACTTTGGTATCCGTTAAGATGTGATTTAAAAAGTCTTTAAACTCCATTTAAAAAAAGTTTTGTGTTTATTTGCTTGTTGTTTTGTTTTTATTTTGTACTTTTGTTCCCTAAAATACATTTTACTATGGACTTACTAAATAAATATCTCAGCAAACGTGATTACTCAGGAAGTGAGGAGGATATTTACGCCCAAGATATAGAAACCTTCTATAACTTCTCTCTACTTCATAATGAGGAAGGTCGTTTTTTAGCTCTTTTAAAAAAAGCCGATAAAGAACAAAAAAGAATTACTTATGCCACAGAACAAGATGTTTTGTGTAGTGATATTTTTGTTCACCAACTTACTCTGGTATAAAACTTCTAATCATTTGTATAGTATCTTGATATAAATCAGGCATTACCTCCCTAAAAACTTCATTACCTGCAAAGGTATTTTCAAAAGCGTGGGCAATAAACTCAGCTTCCTTCATTCCATCTATACTAAAATATCTTCTTGAGTGTCCTGAACCAAAATTACTATTTAAGGACATAAGTGTATCACTACAAGCCCCTATTTGTTCCATTAAATTATGGTTATTCTCTCTCTGAGCTTCTCTCATTTTTTCATTGAGATTTCTCTGAATTTCTAAGTATCCTTTATTTCTATCTTCAGCAAAGATATTACGATGTTTATCCATCACATCTTTTACTCTACTGTCTTGTCTCATTCCTATATGAGTGTCAATAGCGTGTCCAAATTCGTGATAAACTACCGCTTCTGCATACCAGTTGCTTTCTCGTCTTCTACTATCAATGGGTATTTTCACAAAATTACTTGTAGGTGAATAATAGGCTCCACTCATAGCCCTATATCCTATAGGTTCTCTAAAATACAAAGGTGTTTCTCTTGTTAAGCCCTCAAAAATACTCCTATTAACTGTTATATTTAACTGACTTTCATAAGTAGGAATATTAGTAGGTGTATATTCGGGTTCTTGCCTTTGTTGCATATTATTTAACACCTGCTGTGCCTCTCCAGCCCCTACTACTTGGGTATAGGTATTAGTGGGTGGAAATACTTTCTTTTCCTGCCCTGGGTTAAAGCGAAACATCTCCAATTTATTCTTGCCGCTCTTGCCTATCTGGGTAGTAGCAGCCTCGCCTGCCTTTTTGGCAGTTTCGGGGTTGCTTTTGGTGTTTTCACGTGCCAATACTTCTACAGTTGTACAACGGCAACGCCACCCATTAGGTGGGTAGTACTCTGTCCAAAAAGCATCGTCTTTAGGCAAACATATTCCTGCCAAAGCTGCGTGGCTTTGCCTTACGCGCTCATCACCTGCGGTGCGATATTCCAACCAATAACGGCTCGTATCGGTTTGTAGGTTAGCCCAATTAGCGGCACTTTGGGCACTCTGTACGGCAAACTGGTACTCGGCTTCTAAGTAGTTACGGTTATAGGTGTTATTCAGTTTTAGTATCTCCTGTTCAAACTGATAATAAGGGCGTATATTGCCCTGCTCGTCTTTTAGTTTGCTACGGGCTTCCGTAAGTTGTGTATGGGTTTTGAGTCCTGAAAAGATAAATACATCTTTCTCTAAATAGGTTCTCATCTCATCGGGTACTTCGTGAGGGATAGCAGTGTTAAACACTTCAGCGGTAGCCGTAATCAGATCGCGGTAGGCTTTGTATTTGGTAAGGTCTTCGGGTTTATAGGTGCCTTTCTTATGCAAATAGTCAAACGCTTTCTTAGCCACCTTAGTAAGGTCTTTCTCCCCTCTACTTGGGAGAGGGGCAGGGGGTGAAGATGCTAATCTTGCTTCTTGGCACGCCTGACAATCGCAAGGAGCGTATTGGTTTTGTAGGTTCAGGTGTAATGCCCCGAAATAAGTGTCGGGGCTTAGTCGAAAAAATCTAAGGAGAGTTTTTGAGGTGTAGTAGGTGCTTTGTTCCCTATTACTTCAATACCGAATTTCTCTTTAAGCCACTCATCTGATACTTCTTTATAAGGCAGTATTTCCTTAGTGCGAGTCCACAGTTCTCCCAAGTCCTCTGCTTGGTCATATACGAGCGATAAGCCCTCTTCGGGGAGTACTCCAATGGCGTACAGAGCAGGTAGTACTTTATCATTCATATACTGTTCTACCATTGTTTGGTCGGCATCAACAAGGGCTTGCAACATATCTTGCGAGCTTACTTCTTTACCCTTGCTACCGTACTTTGTATCTTGCCCTATGATAGCCCCCGAAATGAGTAGCGAAATATTATCACGGCACAGTTTTATAAGTCCGTTATACACTTCACCTGTAGCGGGTACCCCATTGGTTGCCCACTCGAATTGCTCGGTTTCGTCAATGATAAACCAAGCGGCAGCCCCCATATCGGTCATCATCTTCTCAGCACGTGCAAGGGCTTGGCGGTCACGGGTGTTTGTCTTCATTACGCGGGGAGGTATGCCATATATCTCGCACAACTCCGACCAGCAACTTTGCGCAAAACGACTGAAAAGTATATGCGGTATTGCCTGATTGATAAGCCCCAAGTCTCCCACCTTACCAAAGTCTAACAACCACGTCCCGTACTCAGAGGCGTTCATATAGTCTAAGCCTCTATCATCGGTGTAGTCTTTTAGGATAATACCCTTTTGAGGTATTACATTTTGGCGGGGTACTAAGGAAACTTCTACGCCCTCATCATCAGTACGATTGAGCTCTATAAGGGTATAGCCAAAGTACTCACTATCTAAGATGTAACTTATAATATCATTAAACCAAACCGACTTTTGTAATGCTTTGGTCAGCTCTTCGTGTGTTTCACCATTAGCCTTCTGTATGCTGAAGTTAGCCGAAATAGTCTTTAGCTTTCGGTTCTTTATTTGTGAGGTAGTATGCGCGTCAAGCATCATATCACGCACGAGATTATAGTAGGGGAACGTTTTGGGGTTCTCTACGTTCTCTGCCATTGCCATTGCATTTTTCCACGTGAGTACATCGGCACGGGTACGCGCCATTGCCTTGGGAACGATATTGCGGGTAGGTTGCAGAGTGTTTTTCCCTACCCCTGCCCTCCCCGAAGGAGAGGGAGCTTTTTTCTTATAGTTCTTATAGGGTTTCATTACTTGTATTTTCCTTTAACGTTAATACCTTTTTCGGTGATTTGTAGTACTTCGGCACTAAAGCCGTCAGCTTCTAATTGGATGCGTATATGCCTATCAAGGGCGCGGGTAATACTGCCATTCTGTGCTTGCTGAATATTACAGCCCGTAATAGGCGACTCCTTCCACTCTCCTTGCTTGGAGAGCAAAAGGAACTCCACGTGTTGGGCAGTACTTTCATTAGCAACAAAGTCGCCCCCTACGACCTCCAAATCATATTCAGTTGTTACAGTTATATCTTTCATTTTAGTCGTTAGTATTTAGTCATTAGTCGTTAGAGTGAGTCGCTGGCTAACGACTAACCGCTATTAGTGATTAAATTTAGTGCGTGAACCAAAGAGGAAAGGCGTGGTTTGCTTTTCTGTTTCCTCTGTACGAGGTACAATAGGCAGCGAACTGATATTCACCTCACCTTTAGCGAGCCTTTTAAGGTACTCTATCGCCCTATCATAACGTTCTTTGGCGTGGTCATAGATAATATCAGCATTGCACAGATCTACAATATACCACTTCGCTACCGATAGGCAAAGACTCACCACAAGGGCGTTTCTTTCCTCTCCACGTTTGGCAAAGATAGCCTCCGCATCGTATCGGGGGCGACCGTCTAAATACTCTTTTTTGTCATTGGTGTAGAAGTACGATTTTACCTCCTGCTCGGCAGTATCTAATGCCTGCAGTACTATACTCTCGTCCCCTTCGGTTATCTGCTCCACTTGGTAGGAGTAGATATTATTCTTTAAATCTTCTTTTACTAAAAACATATCAATAATGGTTATTAACTCTTGCCCCAAAAGCGTATTGGTTGCTACTTTGCCTATTGCGACCTACGAGCCATTTAAAAGCACCGTGCACAGCATCGGGTCCATCATCGTGAGCTCCCGAACCTTTTTCAAAGGCTAAGAACTGGTCAATAAGCACCTGCATATCTGCGTTTTTCTGTTCGCTATTAAACCATACATTTTTGCGCTCAAAATAGCCTGCAAGGCTCTCTATACGGTCGAACTTATCAGCTTTGCTGCGTTTGTCGGCTACGATAGGAATATAGTACCCCCTTTTGTCGCCCTCTTGGTCAAAGTCGCTTACAAACTCGTCCATCGCAAAAAGCCCCTCAATCATATAACGAATATTATAGCGGTCTAACTGATACTTCTCATACTGGTCATACAGCCATTTAGCACAATGCGCACGGCTTTTTTGCTGCATATAGCACAGCAGTATATGGAACTCTTTGCCTATATTGCCCGCCAAAATCAGAGCTTTGTAGTCCGCATTTTCCTTATACGAAAGGTCGCCGTAAAAGCATAGGTTATCATACTTGGAAAGCGGTAAAGCCTTTTTATACTGAATGTCCTCATACTTAAAGATAGCCCCATCCTCTATGTGGGTGTGCATATACTCACGCATAAACGAGCGGTAAGGCATACTTTTAAACTTATTACGCCAGTACTCTGCCGATGTCTTTTCAGGCCATTCAGGAGTACAGTCCTGCAAGTTTTTCACCGCACACACTGTAAGTATTTTAAACTCTGTTTGCGGACTATCCTCATAACTACCCTCCTCTTTAGGCGTGTTAATCACCTGATTGAAGTACGTTTTAAGGCGATTCGTGATTGAGTTTTTGTGGAAGTTGTTATTCGCAAATACAAAGCGTTCAGTAGCGTTGTCCTCGCTGTCAAAACACCCCCATACATCTTCGGTAATATAGTCTACACTTTCACGCATAATACGGTCGTTGTGGATAGACTTCTTGCTATCCACATCATCTACTACGATATAATCAGGACGCTCCGACTGCTCTCGTGCCCCTCGCGGGTTTTGTCCAAAACCAAGCGACATAAACCGAACCCCATCATTAGTAACAAACGAACCGTCCGACCAGTCCCCCGCCGATGACCTCTTGCCGTAATCATTCTGCAAGCGATTATTGTGTTCCAACTGTGCCTGTATGCCCGACAGCAGCTTCTTAGCTTTAGGTTCAGTCTCACCTACCAAAAGCATAAATCGCAAATCATTCTTTGCAAAGTACAAGTACAGCGGTATCCCCATATCTATATGCACCGACTTCCCCGCCGAGCGGTACATCTCGGCAAGCAAGCGCAAGCGTCTATTGCCTACTATCAGCTTAGCCAGCTGGATGTGAAACCACGCACACTTCTGTTTGGCATAGTTAGGAAAATAGTACTCAAACCAGCGCACATAATCACCCTCCAAGTTCTTAATACGAGCCGCTTTTTCTTTGGCTGTTTCGTGTATATTTACCGAAGTAGCCTTAGCAATCAGCAGGCAATGCTTGTCGTAATCGGCTAAGAGTTTAGCGTATATCTTATCGTTCTTGCTCATTTTTTACTTTTAGTTGTAAGAATTGTTTGTGATACTTGGTACATTGAGCGGCAAAGCCCGCATCCTGTTGTGATATAAACATATCCAGCTCTTTCAGCACTTTATATACAGTAGTAGGGTCTGCCTGCGTTTCGCACCTATCCAATGCTGCCATTAGTTTACCTACATCAGATGCCGAAAAAGTAGGCTCTTGTCCATTCATTACCCTAATAGTCTCGGCTTGTAGCTTCTGTTTGATAATCGTAGGCGAGGCGTGGAAGTTCAGACGCTTGTCCTCCCAATCGTACTTCTTTACCCACTCGCCAATAGTAGCAGGGCGTACTCCGTAGAGCTCCGCCACTTCTGCTTGGGTAACCTCAATATTTTCAATGTAATATTGTTCAGCCTTAATACGTGTTTGTTCTTTTGTTTTTGCCATTTTTTTGTGGCAAAATTCCTACAAATAAGGCAATTAGAAAACAAGTTGTTCAGTCCTTGAACAACTTTGTTCAAAGGGTGAACAAAACTGTTCAGTCCTTAAACAACTATTTGCATACCCAACAGAAGCTCACGAATTTTGCCCCCGAAAATGATTAACAAAAAAATGAAATCCTATGCCTAAATTTATATTGAACGATGAAGCAGTGGTCAATTCGCACGGCTTTCGGATACTTACCGCAGGAATTGACCTAACACGCTTCAAACTCAATCCTGTAATGCTTGACGGACACATTCGCAGTAATCAGACCGTAATAGGAAGCTGGAAAGACATTACCATTGAAGAGGGTAAACTTTTTGCCGAACCTTTGTTTGATATGGAAGACGAAAATGCTAAACTCATAGCAGGAAAGGTTGAACGCGGGATTATCAAAGGGGCGAGTATGGGAATATATTTTTCAGAAAAGGATTTATCATATAAAGATAATGTGGTAACCCTTACAAAGTGTATCCTTGCTGAAGTCTCTATAGTAGCCGTACCGAGTAATGCTAACGCCTTGCGCCTACATATGGACGGCAAAGAACTTACCGAAAAAGAAATAAATGAGCTATGCCTATCATTGGCAGATAAAACAATTAACACAGATAACAATATGAAGTTACAACTTACACAATTAGCCTTAGTAGCTTTAGGTATGAGCACCAGCACTAAGGAACTATCAGCAGACGAAATAGAGTCTGCTATCTTGGCACTTTCTAAAACACGAGACGAACTGAAAGAAAAACTCACTCTTTCAGAAGAACAACTTAGTGCTTTTGTAGCCAAAGAAAAAGCACAAAAAGCTGCCCTTACTACTCAAATGCTTGACGAGGCAGTAAAAAGCGGTAAAATCACTGCCGACAAACGACAAACCTTTGCCGATTTGGCAGCTAAAGACTTTGAGTTGGCAAAAGCTACATTGGAGGCTTTGCCTGCTAAAAAGAACTTTAGCACAGGAGTAACTACACCTGCAGGAACTACTGGCGTAGCTACTATGGACGATTTTCAAAAACTCTCCTTAGATGACAAATTGGCTTTCAAAAACAGCAACCCAGAAGCCTACCAAAAATTAGTAGCTTCTATTTAAAATCGTAGCACAGCAAGCAATTTAAATGATATTTAAAAAACTTTTAAAACAGAATTAACTATGGCAATGAATTTTCCAGAAATATGGGAGGCACGCGTACGACAAACCCTTTCACAAGGAGCCGATGCCGACTTCTTAGACGGCGTGCAAGAACTCGATGGCGATGTAACCCAAATGGGCGAACACAACGTAATTCACATCCCCACTACCGAGTTCAAACCCGATGTACTGATTAATAACAGTACCTATCCTCTCGCTATCCAAGACTACACCGACAACGAAGTAGTGGTAAAATTGGATAAGTATCAAACAAAACCTACTAAGGTTACCGACGACCAAACCATCGGGGCAAGCTACAACAAAATTGATGCGGTTACCCGTAGCCACACCAATGAAATTAGCGTTACCAAGTATAAAAAAGCATTACACGCTATTGCTCCCGACCAAAACACCGCTGCTACCCCAGTCCTCACCATTGCGGGTACTGAATGTACCTACAACGACATTGTAGCCCTGAAAGCAATATGCGATAAAGCAGGATGGCCTCTCAAAGGTCGCCGCCTTGTCTTGTGCTATGACCACTACAACGCCCTCCTTAAAGACAGAGAACGTTTCGGAGACCAGCTTATCAACTATCGCAACGGACAAACAGCCCCTGTGATTGCAGGCTTTGAAATCAAAACTTACGAACAGCACCCTCACTACAATGCCACAGGACAAAAGATCGCTTTCGACCAAGTCCCTACTGCTACCGATAAACCCGCTTCAGTAGCCTTTGTGGTAGAGGCTGTGCGTAAAAAAACAGGGCTCACTAAGCAGTATTATTCCGAAGCTAAGCAAGATACCCAAAACCAAGCAAATCTCTTGGCGTATCGCCACTACTTTATTGCTTTGCCTTTGGAGAAAAAGTATATCGCCGCAATGAAATAATGTTTAACCCAAAAAGGAGGGGAAGCCTCAGAAAAGCCCCAAAGTAACTTAATTAGCACGCTTTTTTCTGCAACCTTCCCCCCCTTTACTAATAACACAAAATCTATGGATACCATATTCAATGATAACCCGAATTTAGATGTAGCCTACAAAACCGCTGACGGCAAATACTTCTACACCGAAAATAGCGCGCAAAACCACGCCCTAAGCCTCAAAAATAAAGAGGTAAAAAAAGTAGTACGTACAGAAGAAGCAACAGAAACAGAGGAAGTAAAAAATGAAGTAGCTACTCAAACAGAGAAGCCTTCAGAAACCCCTGAGCCTTCAGAAACCTCTGATAGTTCAGAAACCCCTGAGAACTCAGAAAACTCTGATAATTCAGAAAACCCAGAACCCTCAGAAACCTCTGACAATTCAGAAACCCCAAAGTCTTCAGAAAACTCTGATAGTTCAGAAAACTTAGACCCCTCTGAAGAGCAAGACAAAACACGTTTTGAACTCAAACCTAACAAACAAAACAAACGCTAAACAATGAACGGAGTAAAATTCATAAGAAAAAACGGTGGCTTAGGGCGTGAACTCGCAGGCGAAGACCATATATCGGGGCTCATCGTCTATGGTGAAACAGCCGTTGCCCCTACCTTATTGCTTTCAGTAGAAGAGCTTAACGGCAAGAATATTTTCCCCGATACAACCCCCGTGTTGCACTATCATATAACCGAGTTCTTTCGTATCAATGAAGGGGCAAAGCTATACGTGCAATCGGTAGCAAGTGCTGATGGTAATTATACCGAAGTAAAAACCCTGCAAGCATTCGCTCAGGGCAAACTCCGACAAATCGCCGTTTGTGACTTCAAAACCGAACTTTCGGGCTTAGACAACGCCCTTAGCAAGCTAAACACTATCGGCAAGGAGTTAGCCAAACGTATCACCCCTGTAAGCCTATTGTATAGCTTTAAACTCAAAGCCGAAGATATTGCTAACCTCCCCGATTTGCGCACCAAAAGTGCTGAACTCGTGAGCGTAGTCATAGGGCAAGATGGTGCTGGGCGTGGTGCTTATATCGCACAAACTACCCCTGCAGTGGGTTGTATAGGGGCTGCCCTTGGAGCTATTTCCAAAGCCAGCGTACACGAAAGCATTGGCTGGGTAGAGAAACAGAACTTAGTAAGTGTCGCTTACAATAAAGGTCTTACAGGCGATGTACTGCGTTCCCTTGAACTTGATGTCCCCGCTTTAGCGGACGGTACCAAACTTGGCAGCCTAACCCCTGCTCAAGTAGAAGCCTTGCACGGCAAAGGGTATATTTTCCTTATCCAATATGCAGGCAACGCAGGCACCTACTTCAATGATAGTTTCACTGCAACCGCTGCCAACAGCGACTTTGCCTATATTGAGAATAACCGTACCATCGACAAGGCTATCCGTGAACTCAACCGCGTACTCGTTCCTAAGATTTCAGGGCCTGCCTATATTGACCCCGACACGGGCAACTTACAAACAGCTACTGTATCGGCTATTAGTGCCCTTTGTGAGGAGCCTTTGGATACAATGAAGCGCAATGGTGAGCTCAGCGGGTATAAGGTGTATATCAACCCACACCAGCGCATTTTGCAAACCTCCAAGTTAGAGGTAGTACTCAAAATAGTACCCGTAGGCACTATGCGTGAGATAGAAGTAGCTATTGGCTTTGCCCTTAGCGTATAGCAATTTAATAACCATTTAAAAGCACTTTAAAAATGTTAGAATTAGAACCCCTTATCAACGGAAGAGAATACGGATGGGCAGATATCATCTGCACTATCGGGGGCGTACCCGTTACGGGTATTGTTGCCATAAAGTACGAAGAGGAGCAGGAGAAAGAGAACGTATATGGTGCGGGTCGCCACCCTGTGAGTCGTGGGTATGGCAGAGTGAAGACTACCGCTTCTATCACTGTGCTTGCCTCAACCGCAATGGCACTGAAAGCTAAAGCTCCCAACGGACAGCTACACCGCATTGCGCCTTTTCCTATCACAGTGAATTATCAGCCCGACAATCAGCCCTTGGTAACTCATATACTAAAGAATTGTGAGTTTCAAAAAACACCTTTTGAATGGAAGGAGGGCGATATGCACAAAGAAGTAGAATTACCTCTCATTGTAAGCCACGTAGTAGATAAAAGCATTTAGTGGGTAGCACCCACAAGCAAGTATTAAAAAGAAGTAAAAATGGAAGATAAATATAAATTTGTAGAAGACAACCCTTACGCTTTCGGTGAAAAACCTGCTACCATTTGTGGGCTATCAGAAACCGAGATACAAACCCTTAAAGAGGAACACGGCGAACTGGTACTGGTAGAAGTAGCTTCAGAAGGTAAAACCCACCAAGTGATTTTCAAAGAACCTACCTTTAAGCAGTTGGAGGTTATTACCAAAATGGCTAAGACAGACGAGGTAAAATCAGCCCAAGCTGCATACGTTAATTGTGTAGTAAAAGCCGATGAGGCAATAGCAAACCGCGATTTATTGAAGCTAAAAGCAGTAGAAGCCTTATTGGCACGCATACAGCAAACTAAGGCAAATGCAAAAAACTTGTAGGCTCGTTGCTATCTGATAAGGATAGTGTAGAGCCTAATAACAGAGAAGAATGGAAAGCAGAGGCACTCATACGCACCAACTTTGGGGTAGCCCCCGAAAGCCTGCAAGCCAGCCAATGGTGCAAACTCTATGCGCAAGCAATGTGGTTAGAGCATTGGCGTATGCAAAACCAAGCCGAATTATTTAAGGTACTTATGGGTGGGTAGGTCAAACCAGCCATTGGTTAAGAAGTTCAAAACTACTAATACCACAAGCGTAAGCAGGCTATAACCCGATATAGTGCCTCCAAAGCCAAATAACCATTGACAAAGGAACCCTATAAGGGTTAAGAAGATAGCAATAATGTTTAATATCCAATAAAGCGCTTTCATAAGTAACAATGTTTAACGCGGCAAATATACAAAATTAAAATGAATAACTCGTTTAATTTCGGAATAAATTTTAATGTGGCAGGCGGTAATGATGTGTCGGCTATATTTGTCGGTTTGTTTAAAAACATTGACATACTACAAGCTGAAATTACTCAAATCAATCAGACGCTCAACACTTTCTCCGAAAACACTACAAAAGCTATTGAGGGGGTGGCTAAAAGCGTTAAAGAAAGCACTAATCTTTCTAAGCTGAATTTTGCAGCTATGCTGGACTTTGCCGATAGGACAGCTACCTCACTAAGTAGCCTTTCTGCCCCTGGTATCGCCCTTGAAAAGAACCTCGCCGAACTTTCGGCTATCACAGGCGTTACAGGTGAGGGACTGAAAGCCATAGAAATGGCGGCACGTGATACGGCTAAAACCTTTGGTACTTCGGCAGTAGATAACGTGGAAGCCTATAAGATGATGCTTTCACAGCTTAGCCCCGATATTGCTAAGAACAGCGAGGCAATGAAGCTGATGGGCGAGAATGTGAATATCCTTTCCAAGCAAATGGGAGGCGACACCATAGCCGCTACCGATGTACTCAACACCTCGCTGAACCAGTTCGGGGTAAGTATGGAAGATCCTATCAAGGCGGCAAAGGTAATGACCGAGATGATGAATGTGATGTCTGCCGCTGCCCAAAATGGTTCGGCTGAACTCCCACAAATCAAGCAGGCATTAGAGCAGGTAGGTATGGTAGCCAAAACTACTGGATTATCATTTGCTGAAACCAACGCCTATATTCAGCTTCTCGACCAAGCAGGCAAGAAAGGAAGCGAAGGAGGGGTTGCCTTGCGCAACGTACTGACTACTCTTTCTGAAGGTCGCTTCACCTCTAAGCTGGCTGCTGACGGACTCAAAGCTGCAGGTATTAGCACCGACTATTTGGCGGATAGCAGCATACCCCTACACGAACGCCTAAAGACTTTACGCAAGATACAAGGCGACACTGCCCTAATGACCAAGGTATTTGGCAAGGAGAATATGGCGGCTGCCATTGCCCTTATCAATACGGCTGATGAAGCTGAAGCGATGACGCAAAAGATAGAGGGCACCAACTCGGCAGTAGAACAGGCGGGAGTGATTATGGAAAGTGCAGCAGAGAAAAATGCACGAATTACAGCACAAGTAGAAGACTTTAAAATTGCGCTTTTTAACGCTACAGGAGGAGGTATAGGCTATGCCAGTGTAATAGGAGATATTACTAAAGAAATCACCAATCTTGCTCCCTTGCTTAGAGGGCTTTATAACGGTATTACTTTCTTAATCAATGCCGAAAAACGCGCCGCCTTATGGTCGGGTATTCTATCCGTAAAAACAGCCGTATGGGCAGGAGTTACCAAGGCAATGGCAGTAGCACAGGGCATACTGAATGCTGTAATGAATATGAACCCTATAATGCGTATAGTAAGTGCCATTGCCCTATTAATAGGCTATGTTGTTACCGCTATTAAGTACTTTGATAGCTTTGGTAGTACAATGTTAGTGCTGTTAGGCCCTATAGGAATGCTCATCAGTGCTTTTATGATGATTAAGCGGCATTGGGATAGCATCGTCGAAGCCTTTAAATCAGAAGGTATATTAGGCGCACTTAAGCGTATAGGTTTGGTGCTGTTAGATGTGATTATGCATCCTTTGCAAAAAATACTGGGTTGGGTAGCGGAGCTTACTGGCTGGCAATGGGCTACAAATGCTGCTGGCAGTGTAGAGGAGTTTCGCAAGAATATGAATTTAGTCTCTGATGAGGAAAAGGCTAACACCAAAAAAGAAGATGATAAACCTCAAGAGGTAACGGTAGTAGAAAACAAAGACAGCTTTGACCTTACCAAAAACAAACCTACGGTGCCTACCGTTGGGGGTGTGGCAGCTACCAAAACAATGAATAGCACGGGGGTAGGAGGTGATAAGAGTAAAAGCGAAAACAAAGTGCGTAACCTTAGTATCGGCAAGATGATGGATAATTTTAACGTGTATATGAATACCGAGAAAGGTATAGATAAGCAGCAGCTATTGCAAGCTGTAAGAGAAGTGTTACTAACTGCTACTGCCGACTTTGCAGGGGCTAATGATTGACGAATATGATACACTTTAACTTTCAACCCCAACCAGAAACGATTGCCAAAACGGTAGCCTTAAACTTGGCTTTTCGTTTTGGTATGCAAGCGGGCAAGCCTTTAGAGGTTAAGAAGTTTGACGGCGAGTTTGTCGCAACAAGCGACTTAGAAAACCGCCCTTGGCTTACCTCCTTGCGTATGAGTACCCACCACGAGGGCGAGCGTTACAGCTTATTATTCCCCGAAGTGATTATCTCAATAACCCAACAGCGCAACATAGTAACAACCCCTCTACAAGGGCGTGACGGCACGATTAAGGAGTATATTAGCAATGGCGACTACAACATTACCCTCGACCTCGCTATTACCGATTATGAGAATGAACCTAACGAACAAGCTGACGAGGCGTTTTTATTGCCAAAGCAGGACTACCCGCTAAGTCAGTTAGAAACCTTGCGCAAACTACTCACTACTCCCGAAGCAGTGGAAGTAGAAAGCGACTTTCTCTATGCATTCGGCATCAAGTCGGCAGTAGTAACCTCTTTCTCCTTACAGCAGGAAACGCACAGCAATCGCCAAAGCGTACAGATACAAATGCTATCGGACGAACCTTATGAGATAAAACAGATACAGCAAGACGAGTATGTTAAGATTAGCAAGTAGAATAACCATTGAGGGTGAACAACGCTGGCAGTTCACAGCAGTAGCCGAGTGTAACATTGTAGAAGATACAAGTAGCCTTACCGACACCTGTGAACTTAAGTTACCTCGCAACATTAAATGGCAAGGGTATATAAGTGAAAAAGGTATGCCTCCAATCAAACGAGGCGACCGCATTACCATAGAACTCGGTTATGATGATGATTTAAAAGTACGCTTTGCGGGTTACGTGCGCTCGGTAGATGCCAAAGTGCCTATCACTATAAAATGTGAAGACGGTATGTTCCTACTCAAAACACTGAAAGCCGAGCCTAAAGCCTTTAAGAACGCTACCCTCAAAGAGATAGTGGAACACCTACTCAAGGACACGAATATCGCCTACAAACTCATTGACGATAACATTCATATAGGGGCGTGGCGCATCACCCAGCCCAATGTATCACAAGAGTTACAGGAACTAAAAGACAAGGTAATGCTTAGTAGCTACTTTAGGTTTATCGACGGCAAATCGGTGTTGTACATTGGATTAGCCTACCCTATAGACAATCGCGAAAAACACCTTTTTAAGCACGGCAAAAACATCATCAGTGAGGACTTTACTTACCGTGATAAAGACGATATAAGGGTACGCGTAGAGGCACAGAGCTTCAACACTAAGCATAAGAAAATCACCTACGAGTACGGCGATAAAGACGGTGAAGTAATAAAACTCCGCATAGACGGACTAACAGAGGAGGAGCTAAAGAAGTACGCCCTACAAGCCTTAGAACGCTACAAACAAAGCGGCTTTAAGGGCTCGTTTGAGACTTTTGGTGTACCCGAAGTAAGCAAGTGCGATATGGTGGAAATACACGCCTCTGACGGCAATAGTGGTACTTATTTAGTGAAAAAGAATGAGATTAGTTTTGGTACCAATGGCTATCGCCAAAAGATTGAATTAGGGCAGAGAGTCTCTGCCGACAATAAAGCACTATGATAAAAGAATTAATACAACAATTAGCCAATACAGGGCAGGAATTATACACTAAAGTGTGCGAGGTAACCTCTGTAGATGAGGAGGCTAAAACCGCCGATGTAAGTCCCTTAGACGGTAGTTCACCTATTAACGATGTGTATTTAGTAGTAGATTTTGAACAAGGAGGTTTTTACCTACAACCAAAAGTAGGTTCGCTGGTATGTGTGGCTTTTATAGGCAAAGAAACGGCAATAGTAGTAGGAACCTCCGAGCTGGAGAAAGTAGAATGCATCTTAGGAGGTTTTACCCTAAAGATAGAAGACGGCAAACTACAACTCAAAAATGAGCAAGCCGATTTTAAAACCCTTTTAAATGACCTTATAACTGAGCTTAAAAGTGCAATTATACAGACACCCGCAGGTCCTGGCAACTTTGCCCCGAATAATGTAGCAAAATTTGAGGAAATTAACAATAAAATAAACGCACTATGGCACTAAACAAACAAGCCCTAACACAAGGCATTATCGACCTTCAGCAGGATATGCTTACCAAGACAGAGGCAAGCCCAAGAGAGTACGCCGAACGCTTAGCCTCCCTTATTCACGACTTTGTCTGCAGTGGCGAGGTAACAGTAGCTGCCGGTATCAGTGTAGCCACAGCAGGTACAGCCACTGCCCAAACGGGTGCTACTAATAGTACTGGAACGGGTACAATAAGTTAAAAACAAAATAATAATATGACAAAACTCAATTACATTTTACAAGGCTTTGGCTTTAGGGACTCTCACGACTTCCTACGCTCATCCTTTGGTCACACTTTTTCAATGCTATTTATCAAAATGGACGTTATACTATCATTACTATTTGCCACCGTGCACTTCTTATTTGGTTTCAACCATTTGTTCCTAACCGCTTATGTAGTGCTACTTATCTTTGAGTGGATCACAGGGGTACAAGCTTCCCGCAAGCGAGGAGAAAAGCACGAGAGTCGCAAGTTTGGGCGTATGTTATTAAAAATAGCCACCTATCTTGTGCCTATTTATATACTGCATACCTTCTCCGCCAATGTAGAGTTTCCAAGTCTTGGAGGCTTTGAGTTCGACCCCTTCCATTGGCTTTACTGGGTAGTTCTCATAGCTATTATATGGCAATTAGTGGTGAGTCTCTTGGAGAACTTAGATTGTTTAGGCTTTCGCTTCGCTAAAGTACTGCTCAAGATTATTAATAAGAAGTTTTATAAAACCTTTGAGCTCAACGATAACGATGATAACAGTATTACATAATCAAAGCCTATTAGACCTCGCTCTGCAACACACAGGCACGATAGAAAGCGTCTTTGAGTTTGCTGAAGCGAACAGCCTCAACATCACCGATGATGTAATGGCGGGCAAAACATTGGCACTACCTGCAGAAGCGTTCACTAACAAAGATATATTAGCCTACTACACCGCAAAGAACTTGCAGCCCGCAACCGCCTTTTCTAAGGAAGACGAACAGGTGTTTGAACGACTTGAGGGCATCAGTATATGGGCTATTAACCTTGATTTCGTCGTTAGTAGTTAGCCATTAGCAAGCGACACAATCTAACGACTAATAACTAAAGACTAACGACTAAATATTATGGCACGAAGCATTCAAGAAATACAAACCCTTATTCTCCAAGCTAAAGCGCAAGAGCCTGCCCTTAATGAGCTCAATAGCACCTCCAAAGTAGCTATATGGCGCTTGTGGGTATATATTATAGCGGTGGCTATATGGAGCTTAGAGAAGCTGTTCGACCAGCATAGGGCGGATATAGACAAACGCCTTGCCGAACTCAAACCCCATACTGCCCGTTGGTATCGCAGCAAAGCCCTCGCCTTCCAATACGGCTTTGACCTATTGCCCGACAGCGATAAGTTTAATAACCAAGGGCACACGGAGGAACAGATAGAAGCAAGCAAAATTGTCAAGTACTCGGCAGTGATAGAAAGCAAAAACGAAGGGCGTTTGATAGTGAAGATAGCAGGTGAACAGGACGACACACTCCAACCAATCACCGATGCCCAAAAGCAAGCCTTTGAAGGCTACTTGCAGGAAATCAAAGATGCAGGCGTACGCCTATCAGTAGTAAATTATCAGCCAGATGTGCTGCACTTGCAAATGAAGATAGTATATGACCCGCTTGTATTAGATAGTAACGGACAAAGTATCATTCACGCTACACACCCAGTAGAAGAGACTATAAAAAGCTACTTAAAACGCCTGCCATTTAACGGCGAATTGGTCTTAGCGCACCTTATTGACGCCCTCCAACAAGCCGAAGGAGTGAAGATACCACATTTAGTTCTCGCCCAAAGCAAAAACATCACCAGCGGTGGAGGCTATGGGGCTTTTGAAACGATAGAGATAAGCAAAATACCCACCGCAGGCTACTTTACGATAGACAACTTTAACGATATCTCTTATGTCAGCAATGTATAACCTAAACATCGACAAACTGCTCGTGCTGCTTACCCCTACCTTCCTGCGCAAACCGAAGCTCATAGTGTGGTTGCGTATGTTGGCAGTACCTCTGCACAAGTTGCTGTATGACTTTCAGCAAGCACGAGAAACCAACCTATATAACCTCGCCCACAATAGCCAAGTATGCTACCTTCGGAAGGCCCTTAATGATGAGTTTGACAGCGAGCAGCGGCGTATCCGTATCGAGGACGGAAAGCAGAACGAGCGGCTCTATATATACCCTCGCAGTGCCAATAAGCCTTTGTTTTTAGGCAAAGTCTTCCTCTATCAACGAGGCGACTATATAGACGGTGGAGTAGATTTTATAGTAGTACTCCCACGAGGTTTAGAATATGACAAATACAAATTAGAGGCACTTGTGAACTTCTATAAATTAGCAGGCAAACGTTGGCAAATTAGCCAATTAGCAGATTAGTAAATTAGTATTATGAATACAATAAACACAGAACACAACGCAGGCTACCCCTTTGATGTGGCGTTCCTTGCCTTTATGCAGAACAGCTACCGCCTCTTCAATAGCTTAGGAAGTATGGCAGGTAATAAGGCTATTATATCAGGCTGTGATGAGGTAGGCAACACCATCACCCCTGGCACCGTCTTTATTAATGGAGAACTTTTCCCCTTTGAAGGAGGCGCAAAAGGAGATACGGTTATTATCAAAGAGGAAACCAATGAAGTAACCTTTGAGGACGGCTTTCTCCGCCCCTTAGAGACTATTCGCACAGCCGCTTTTGGTCGCTCAACCCCCGAAAAGACCTACAATTGGGAAGACTTTAAGCGTGTGTACAATCTCCAATATTTAGGAGAAAATAAAACAGATAACACCGAGACAGAAAAACTTCTCAAACGCATTGAAAAATTAGAAAAGGAAAAGCAAGCGGTGCCTATAGGCTTAGTAGCTATATGGGGCAAGCCAGAGAATGAAATCCCTGAAGGTTGGGAAGAGTACACTCCTATGCGTGGTGTAATGCCTATTGGTTACGACCCTGAATATAGAAAAGATGAAAACGATGCCGAAGATTATCACCTAAATACTCTTAAGCAAAAAGGCGGCAAACGCTCGCACAAACTCTCTGTTGAGGAAATGCCTAGTCACAGACACGAAACTGTGAATGATGCGTCAGGTAGCGACAGGGACAGTAAAGGATATGGGAGTGCATTTACAATGGACACAGACGAGATAACTCATAATAGGCGAAATTTAATGAGTATAGAACCTTCTGGTGGCGACAGGCCTCACAACAATATGCCACCTTACCGCGTAGTGCAATTTATAAAGTATGTAGGCTTTAAATCGGTAGAACCTTAAATAAGTAATAACTTAAAATTTGTAATAATATGACACCAAAAAAGACATTAAAAAAGTGGTTCTCAAACTTTATGAAACCCGCACAAGAACATTTCGCTGCTTGGATTGACAGCTATTGGCACAAAAGCGAGTCAATTCCTATGAGTAGCATTGAAGGACTTAGCAAAGCCATTGAGAACACCGCTTCGGCAGGGCAGCTGCTCAATCACATCAATGACACCAATGCCCACCGTGACCTATTTGACGAGTTGAAAAGGCAAATACAAGCCATTCAGACCATCTTACAGGTAGATGATGTAAACCTCGACACTCTGCAAGAAATCGTTACCGAGTTAAAATCTAATGCTAAGCTACAGGAGCTCATCGAAAAAAAGGTAAACAAAGAAGAGGGCAAAGGGTTATCATCTAATGACTTCACCAACGAACACAAGCAGAAGTTAGAGGGCTTGCAGCCTACTAATGTATCAGACCTTCTGCCCAAAGGGGGGTATGATGGCACGGGGCAACAGCTGAAAGAGGCCATTGACGGACTGCAAACTAAAATGGGACAAGTAGAGGCTACCCTAAGTGTAGACGATACCGCATTCGACACCCTGCAAGAAATCGCTACCCAAGTGAAGAACAACAAGAACTTGGAGCAGTTGCTTACAGGGAAGGTAGATAAAAAAGATAGCCTTTGGTCAAGTCTCAAGAAAGCTATTTACTTTAATAGTGTGCCAAATAAAACAAGTGAAGGAGTTCAGATTGATGGGGAATATGTAGAGATATCGGCAGAGACTTTAGTTAACATTAGAAATAAAGGAAGTGTTAATATTACAGGGGCTCTTGGGCAGAGAGGGGAGGCACTTAATGTGAATGAGGAAACTGTAGATATCAACTCTGAAACTACATATATTAGAGCTAAGAACTTACAGCAAAGTTCTGAAGTTTATTCTCACTCAGGGAAGAAGATGAGTATTAATGCCGAAGAAGTAAGTATTAGGGCTAATAGGCTATTAGTCAATGGTGAAGATTTGTCCCCTAAGTTAAACAGTTTAGGCGATTTCAACGCAGAAGAGATTAATAGAAAGATTGAGGCAATTGAAAATACATTGATGAATGCGGGCTATATAATTCAGCAGCCTTAATGACTAAAAACTATGGAAATCAGAAAACACATCATCAAACTATTTGCACTTAACTATATAGTGCCTTTTGCAGGTAAAACAAGAAGTTTCACCCGCTCTGCTAACATCATCTTACCCTTAATACTCATCGGAGGACTTATTGTTTGTGCCGAGCTTTACAGCTGGCTATACATACTCTTGCCCTTGCTTGCAGTAGCTTGTTTCTTTGGCTTTGGGTACTTCCACTTTTGCCCGCTTACAGACAAAGACTTTCCCCTGCTTGACGATACCCAACGTTGGCAGTATGAAGCCTTTCAAAGGCGTGTAACTCCAGAGCCTAAAAGCTACAATGCCCAATGGGTACTATGGGTAAACCCTTTGGCTATAGCAATAACCCTTATTATACTATTCACCCTAATACTATAAGCAATGAAAAAAAGCACCCGCAACATCCGTTACTTAGTGGTTCACTGCTCCGCTACACCAGAGGGCAGAGGGCACACTGCCAAAGACATCGACCTATGGCACAAGCAACGTGGTTTTAATGAGATAGGTTACAACTACATCATACGCCTCGACGGCACGGTGGAAGAGGGCAGAGATGTAAATAAGATACCTGCCCACGTAGAAGGACACAACAAGGATAGCATCGGCATCTGCTACATCGGTGGCATCGACAAAAACACGTTGCAACCCAAAGACACCCGCACCGATGCCCAAAAAGAAGCCTTAAAGAAGCTCCTCAAAGAACTAAAAGCCCTATACCCCGAAGCCGAGATTTTAGGACACCGAGACTTCCCAGGAGTAGCCAAAGCTTGTCCGTGTTTTAATGCCAAAGACGAATACAAAAACATTAGCAAATGAGAAAATTAGCCCTATTATTATTGGCATTCCTTGCCTTAGTAGGTTGTCGTACCCGCAAGGTAGAAAGCCACGAGCAAAAGCAAGTACAGAAAGAGCACTTTATCACCTATAAAGATAGCTCACAACTATTCGCCTATCAATCCCACAAAACGGACTTGTCCGAACAGTCCGACACATCCTTTGAGCTCGAATTAGAAAGCCTCACCGATAGTGTAGGCAACCCCCGTGAACTCATCTACACCCGCATTCGTGACGGCGATAATGAAGTTATAAGAGTACTCAACGGAAAGGTTAAGCTACGTACTACAAGCACCCATTCTAAGAGCCTAAAACAGGCTGATAGTACCTTCATACACTCGCATTAAAACCGAAGCGCAAAAGCACGAATATACCCAACATAATCAAGTAAGCAAAGAAGTAAACAAAAGCCCCGTAAGGCACATCCTTTGGCTCTTGCTACTCGCTGTATTAGTATTTATACTTTGGAAATATAAGCTGTTTCGGTGGAAGATTTAATAACAAATTAAACAGCTTTTAAAACGCTTTTAAAGCACTGCTAAAATAGGAGGACAAGCAGTATAAAAAATGTCCTCCGCTTTTCTACTAAAGTTCCCCAACTTATTCATAGAAACATCAGCACGCTGACTGCGGAGGACAATATGTCTTCTGCGTCAACATGCTTTTTGTTTCCTATAAGTTGGGGCTTGCAAAAGTACAACAATTTTCCAAACTACCAAAAAAACATCGCCCGTGCGGCTCGCACCGAACACCAAGCGAACACTAACACTAAAAAAACAATCACTAAAAAAACAATCACTAAAAAAACAATGAAAAATCAATCTGTCAGTACGGCACGTACTACATCCCCCCTTCCTTTTCAAGGACAAAAACGCAAATTCGTCAAACACTTTAAAGAAGCTCTAAAACACTTTCCCGCCAATGCCACCTACATCGACCTATTTGGCGGTTCAGGCTTGCTCTCCCACACCGTCAAAACCACTCACCCCAACGCCCGCGTAATATGGAACGATTACGACAACTTCGCTCACCGATTGGCACTCATACCCACCACCAACGAAATCATCGCCCAATTGCGCCCCATTGTTGCAAATTACCCCAAAGGAACACGTATCAACGAAGCGAAACCCGCTATTTTGGAAGTCCTTCGTCAATACCCACCCGAAGCCTTAGACTGTATTACCCTCTCTGCCAACCTTTTTTTCAGCGGCAAGTGCGCCACCACTTTTGAAGTACTAGCTAAAGACGGCTTCTATGCCAAAGTTACCCAAACACCCTACAATGCCGATGGTTACCTTGAAGGAGTAGAACGCCGTCAAACTGACTATCGCAACCTTATCACCGAGTTTGAACACACCCAAAACATCGTCTTTATCCTCGACCCACCCTATCTTTCTACTGACATCAGTTCCTACAGCGGTGCGCAAGATTGGAAGCTAAAAGACTACTTGCATATCGTGAAGTGCCTTAATGCAATACCTCGCTACATCTACTTCGGAAGCAATAAAGGACAGCTATTAGACCTCTTCGACTTCCTTGCCAACGAATACAACCTCCCCAGTCCGTTCAACCACACCACACGGGTAAGCGTCAGCACCAATGTCAATTATACCAGTACCTATGAAGATTTGATGATTTTTAAATACTAAAGAAACAATGAAACCTATATCAAAAATATGGCAACGTACGCCAATATCCTACTATGGAGGTAAGCAGACAATGCTGCCACATATCCTGCCCCTTATCCCCGAACACACCATCTACACCGAAGCCTTTTTCGGAGGAGGTGCAGTCTTTTGGGCAAAACACCCCGTCAAAACCGAAATTATCAACGATTTCAATGCTAATGTATATACCTTCTACAAAGTCCTGCAAACCCGCTTTGCCGAACTCCAAACCCTCGTACAGCAGTCAGTTGTGAGCCGAGAAGCCTACAAAGCCGCCTTGGTAATCTACCACGCCCCTTTTGCTTTTACCGAAGTGCAACAAGCATGGGCATTTTGGTACGCCACTAACTGCGGTTACTCTAACCAAGTAGGTAACTGCCGTATCACAACCAACAGCAAGAACGTGTCCGCCCTCAACAACAAAGTTACCAACTTTACCGACACCTACTCCGCTCGCCTGCAAGGCGTCCAAATCGATAACAACGATGCCACCGAAGTCCTCAGCCGTCACGACACCCCCGACACCTTCCACTATGTAGATCCACCCTATGTAGGAGCCAAGCAAGGCATTACGGAGGTTATGAGCAAGAGCATTTTAACGAGTTATTAG